GTTGTTGTCTTCCATCCACATATCTGTTATCATATGTGAAACACGATCAAGGTTAATATTTAGGCCTTCAGGATGATCAACTTCACCGAGAACTGAGTAACCAGTCCCAATTTGATCATTGAGAGTTTTGACAGCCCTTCCAATCTCATTTACAGGGTAAACACGCTCATTTGCATTGCGTACTCCGCCTTGAATACAAATACCTTTTAGAAAAAGATCTTTGCCTCCATTTGAGTTTTCAGTTGACTCAACAACCATTTTCGCCTGGTCGAATGTCAAATTCTCGCTTAGTAGATTCATATCCGTCTACTCCTAATTATTTACTGCCAATAGTAGATTTTTTATTGTCAGCAGTTTCGCCTGCGCTTTTCTTTTCTGCGCCGTGGCCTTTTGGCTGTGCTTTCATGCTTTTTGCGGCTTTACCACCTGGTACGTTAATGTTTCCCATATTGTCCTCTTTAGCAGAGTTACCTTCTAGTCCACCTGTTGTACCTTTTGAGTCTGCTTCGCCACCTTTAACTAGGTTGCTTGCATCACCACCCATGTCGTTAGCACCTGCTACAGTTGACTTAGTGTTTGCACCGTTGTCGCCCATGTTTGCAGTTACTTTTTCGACATATTCACGCATTGTTTCAGTTTCAGACTTTTCTGCAACTTCTTCATCTTTCGATGCTTCGTCTACTTCTTCGTCTGTCGCTTCTTCTACGCCAAGGTCTAATGACTCTTCTTCTGAATCGTCATCATCTTCGTCATCAGCACCCATGTCACCCATGTCGCCTGCGTCTTCGTCGTCACCTTCGTCGTCGCCGCCGCCCATTTCGTCATTGAACTGTTGACGTAAGTCGTCTAATTCTTTTTCTAAGTCTACCATACGGTCTTCTAGGTCTTCGTCTCCTTCTGGAGCGTCATCACCGTCGCCGTCACCCATTTCCAAATCGCCCATCATATCGTCTGCTGGGTCTGCTTCTGGCATTGGTTCAACTTCGAATTCGTTCATGTCAAAACCTTCTTTGGTTTCTTCATCGTCGCTTGACTCATCAACTTCTTCGTCAGTTGCTTCGTCTAAGTCTTCGTCTGCTGACTCTTTAGTGTCCTCATCTTTTGTGGACTCTTTAGTTTCTTCGTCTTTATCAGACTCTTCAACTTCTTTGTCAGTTTCCTCTAGATCGTTTTCTAGTAGGTTTTCATAAATTTCTCTTGATTTTTCAACTACAATCTCGTGGAATAATTCTTCTGCTCCAGCGCGATCTTCATTGACTAGTTTTTCGAGCATGTTCTCGAACTTGTTTAGATCTGCCATTGTTTTCTCCTGTTAAAATAAAATTACCTTACGGTAAGGCTGTCATTATTATTTACTATTTATTAAGAAAAGTACGTAGATATAGGCTCAAAACGAACCATTTTTACGGATTCAACGAAAAATTGAAAGATTTCGCTAAATCTTCCACTGTAATATGCGATATATTCGCAAAATTATCAAAAGGTTCCGGTATGAAACTCATTTCGTTTGTTACTACTCTTATATATCTCTTTTTTGAATTTTTCTGTAATACAGTAGTAGTTTGACGTAACCAATTGCCGTAATAAGTTGATGTATCGTGTTCTCGCTTGTAATTAGGCGTACCGCTATATAAGTTATTAACACGTTTATGTTCAGGACCTATGCCCTGATAGTCAAATCCTAAAATATAGATTGTATCATGTCCGTGGTCACTAGCAAGGTCTAATGCTGTAGGTCCGCTACTCCAGCCTTTACTAGGCTCAAAATAGTTAAGTCCATTATATTTTTCATAAGACTTATTATAATTTGTCCAAACTTGCCCTTCTTTATGATATCTATACTGTACAATTTCGTTGACCATTTTAGTATCTACAGCAATGAGATAGTCAGGTTTGAATTCTCTATAAACTGCATTACAGGCATAGATAGTTCCAAATTTTCTAAGAGGTTCTAAAGGAATTCGGCTTCGGCTTAATCCGTTACCTAATACAAAGGCTATACTCAATTATCATACTCCGCCGGCCTCTGCGTTTGCCGCTATGCCATACATTTGTCTTACAAAATGCAAGTCTTTAACTTGCTCTTCTTTATGTACCTCTGCGGCTAATCTTGCACGATTAATTTGGCGAAGTGTGAGTCTTGTTTTACGTGTTGAATCAAAGTCTACTGGAGATTGATCATCTGTAGCAGAATAACGCTTGTCTTCTACAGGCTCAAGTGTTTCTTTGTCAAAATAAAATAGTTCTCTAAGTATCATACTGTTATTTATACCGTTACGTCAGTTGCGCCTTCTTGAGGAACGCCTTCGCCACCGGTTGCTGTTTCTGGTGCATCAGTTGCACCTCCATCAATCGGTGCTTCACCGCCAGGAACTTCTTCTTCCATACCAGCCATGTCTGCATCAATGCCTGCACCGCTAACGCCTGCGCCTCTAAGTTCACCGCCTGCATCTGTTGGTGGTGGAGTAATATTTTCATCATTTTCTTCGCGCCATAGTCTTTCGTTTTCAGTAAGTTCTTCTTCACTTAGTCCTAAGTAACGCTTCATAGCAAAACGATTTGAAACATAAGGTATTGCACTCATTTGTGTAAATGTAGGAATACGTGCATTATCAATTTCACTTTGTCTATAAGCCGCAAAGTTTTGTGGTGGTTGGAATCTAATATCAAACATTGCTGTATCAATGTTTACGCCCTTCTCAAGCAAGTATCTTTTAAATTCTTGATTTAGATCTTCGATTAACAATCCTTGTAATCTTTCACAATATGTATTAAATCTTAATTCTTGAATGTATGCTGTTCCGACTCTTCCGTCATTGTATTGTGCGGCTGAATCATCTGCTCCTGTTGGCAAATATGAACTAGGAATTCGTAAACCTCTAACAAGTTTGTTTGTAAAATAACGTAAGTCGTCAATTTCGCCTAGGTTAGTACCGCCTGGTAGTGTTTCAACTTTAGATCCACGCCCTTCTGCTGTTTGTGGGAAAAAGTAATCTTCATTGATTGACAACGGATTGTATGAACTGTCTATGACATTAGTGCCTCCGCCTGTTGACGATGGGATACGTCTTTGATGTATTTCCGTCTTAACTCTCTCTACAAACTGCATCGCTAAGTGCGATGGCATGTTACCCACATCAACGTAGAATACTCTGCGCTCTGGCGCACGTTGTACACGATAGATAATAATCGCATCTTCTAATAATTCTTTTTGTTTGTATACTTTAAATATTGTTTCTAATAAACTGTTACCAAATGGAAAGTTGTTATCTAGTCCTTCTGATAAACTTAGGTGTACAACATTTTCTGCATCAATAGCAACTTCGCCTTCACCTTCTTGGAATCTACTTCCGCTCTGTCTAGGTGCTTGGCCGACCATTCCTCTTACGCCACCAGTTAAGTATCCGTCACCGCCGCCTGTAACATTTCCATTAGTTTGGAAAGGTGTTGTTGCAACCATGTCTTTGAAATTTAAATTAAAATCTTTAATTACATACTGTTGTGGTTTTTTGCCTTCTGATTCATTAACAATAATTCTTGCTACGTTTGCTGAATCAACATGAAATAACTTTTTAGTTTCTGGATCTCTAATAAAGAATTGATCTCCATATTTAAATACATTACGCAAAATTCTAAACATGCGTGTATCAAACATTTGTATTTTATTCCACTGCTGTAGATATTGTTGTAAAATTGTTGTTTCTGATGTAGTTGCTTTTTTCTTAAAGTCTAATACAAAAGGTGTTTTGTTTTGTGAATTTTTTTGTGAGCAAAATTCTGCTAAGATGTCAAGTGCGGCATTTACCTCACTATCCAAATCCATAGTATTATATTGTCCGTAACGCTCAACTCTGTTAGGAGCGCCTACATAAACATCTGGCAAATACGAACTATAGTTTGTACGTGCTGGCCCTGCATTACCACTGCCCCCTCTACCACCACCTAGAGGACTGTAATTTCCTCCTGGATTATCTCCTGTTGGTACTGGTGTGAAATATTTTTTCCAACTCATTCTTTATCCTTAATATGCACTCTCTGGGTTTTTCTCCAGGATTTTTCCTAGCAATGTATTGTTAGTACGCATAAGTTGTTCTAATGTATTACTACTTATGCCACCACCGCCTAATCCGCCTTCAGATTTGAGTAAGTCAGAAACTGAATATCCGCTTTCTTTTCTCTTACTATTTGAGTCTGCAAGCACTACATTTAGTTTTTTCATAGCCTCAGCAAGTTCTTTTAATGCTTGAGCATAAGTTTTAACACCGTCTGCATCTAAACCATCTGTAAATGATTTTAAATTTGCAAGTCCACTACTTGCACCTGTTAAATTACTAATTGCATTTGCGTCAATTTTACTAAATTTGTTAATTCCTTCAACCATTTTATCAAATGGTGAACTAGCGCCAAAGAAACTTGCTATACTATCTAGTATACCACCTGCGGCTAGTCCTAACATAGCACTACCTAATGCACCTAGGGATTCAGCAACGTTTGCTAAATTGGCTGTATCTTTAACTTGGGACATTCTTTCAACGCCTGCCGCCATTTTTTCTACACCATCGCCTGCCGCACTAATTCCGTCACCTGCTAATCTTATTGCCGCGCCTGTACCTATTAATAATCCTGCTAATACACCTGCACCTAATATTACTGTTGGATTTGCAAAGCCCATTAATAATGATTGGAATCCTTTAATAGCAAGATAAACTACACCACCAACTGCAACTAGTCCTGCTAGTTTTTCTAATGCACTATCTAACCCAACAAATATACCGCCACCTGCTTTTTTCTCTTTGCCTCCTGCTCCATCTGCTGTTTCTTCTTCACCACCGCCGCCAAATATGCCACCTATTAACTTACCAATCATTCCGCCTAAACCAGAAAGACCAGTTGCTAACATATCTTTAACATATTGCATTAAGTTACCTGACTTAAATGCTTCTAGTAATTCTTTAAACTTAGTAGAAATACTATTTGTAAATTCCATAATACGAGCAGTACCATTTGGACTTGCTAACCAAGTAGTAAATGAGCCCATTAATTCTGAAATTTCTGTAAAGATTCCTGAACTAATTAATGCATCATAAATTTTATTTTTAGTTTCTTGTAATACACGTTCAAAATCTGCTGTTGCTTTTTCTCTTGATTCAAATGCTTCTAGTTGTTGTTTTTGTGCATCAGTTAAATTTTTACCTGCATTTTTCATTCCAATAATTTCAATAATAGCACTACCAACGCTACTACCCATTGCCGCTAGTGTTGAGTACTGTTCTTTTTGTGCATCACTTAGATTGTCTGCCATCTCAGCAGTTTTTCTAATCTCTGCCATAAACTGATCTTGAGTAACAGTACCGTTTTTCAAGCCTTCTGACATTGCCGCTAACTGCGGATTTAAACGCACTAAGTCTTGACCCATTTCACCTAAAGGTACTCCGCCTGTTGCAACCATTTCTGTAATTGCATCTTTAAGGTCCGGACTTGCTGATCCCATCATTGTCAACACACCGTTAAGATTTTCTTGAGCACCTTTTTCCATAGTGTTGAATATAAGTTTTAAACGTTTGTCAGCCATGTTTTCTTTCATCTCTGCCATGACTTGGTCTCGACGCTTACCTGTTACTCTAGCAAGTTTGTCAACTTCTAGTACTGTACTAGCAATACCTGCTTCTAATTCTCTGTTGCTCATCTTTTGGGCTCTACCCAAAGATGTTTGCATTTCTAAATAGTCTGCTGTATATTCAGCAGTTTCTTCCATTGTCATACCAAGTTTACTAAACTGTGGTCCCATGTTTTTCTGTATTTGTCCACTGATTTGTGCAAAGCGTTTTGCACCTTCACTTGCACCGCCTGCAAACAAAGCAAGTGATTCTGAATTCTGTGAAATTACGTTTTGGAATGTTTCTAAACTTAGTCCTGCTTGTGTAGCCGCAAGTTTTGCACCCATAATACTTGCACCAAAGTCTACACCAACTTGTGACATTTCTCTAAATGTTTGAATATTTTGATCAACGACACTTACTAGTAACTGTAATGCGCCTCCTACAAGTGGTCCTACAATAGGAATAGCAGATAATGCACCAGTAATATGTGAAGCAAAATCAGAAATTGATGTAGATCCACCTAAGAATTCGTGTGCTAATCCTTGGACCATTTGGCTTAATTGGCCAAATCCTCTGGCTAGCATACTGCTAGTTTCTTCTACTTGTTCTTCTAAATCTTCTAATGAATCGGTGGTTTTACCAGTGGCTTTTGCCATCTCCATTAGTTCTTCTTCTGAACTTTGAGCACCGCCCTTGCCGCCGCCTCCACCACCGCCGCCTTGTTTCTTCATAGCCGCGAGTATTTTTAGTAGAGTTGTTTCGGTAGCCGCATCAATTAGGGTAACATCATCGCCCCCTATGGTTCCTTTTACTGGTCCTGCCATATTACCTTAAATCCTATAAAGTACGCACATAAATACATACACTAATTACTAATGTATTTATACGGAGATAAACATGGCAGAGTTCAACCCAGAACAATTTAGACAAGAAGAAGGAAATAATATCAATCCTTTGATAGAAGCACAAAAGAAAACACTAAAAGAAGGTGGATCTAATCCACTTCAAAAACATTTTAGACAACCAAAAATTTACATATCATTACCAAGTGGTGGAATGTACTATCCTGAGAATAGTATCGATATGCCTGAGTCAGGAGAATTGCCAGTTATGGCTATGACAGCAAAAGACGAACTTGCATTAAAAACTCCGGATGCATTGTTGAGCGGTCAAGCAACAGTGGATTTAATTCAAAGTTGTATTCCTAATATTAAAAACGTTTGGGGCATGCCAAGTCTTGATATTGATGCATGTTTAATTGCTATTAGAATTGCGTCAAGTGGTGAACATATGACTATTACAGCAACAGCACCAAATACAAAAGAACCAGTAGATTATACTGTTGACTTAAGACAAATATTAGATAGGTATACAAATGCTAAGTTTAATGATACATTTGAATTTAATGGTTTAGTTTGTAAGATCCGTCCGTTAAATTACAAAGAATTTAGCCAAGTTTCAATGCAAACATTTGAAGAACAAAGAATCTTTGCACTTGTTAATAATGATAAAATTGATGAAGATGCAAAATTAAAACAATTCACTGAAACGTTTAATAAAATTAGAGATATAACTTTAGGAATGGTTATTAGTAGTGTTGTTTCAATTCAAATCGATGACACTGTTGTAACTGATAGAAATCATATTGTAGAGTTTTTAGAAAACACAGACAAATCTTTCTTTAAAGCCTTACAAGATCATATTGAAAAACAAAAGAAAGAGTTTGAAGTACCTCCTATGGAAGTACGTTCAAGTGAAGAACAAATTAAAGAAGGTGCTCCAGAAAAATTTGAAGTGCCAATTGTTTTTGACCAAGCACATTTTTTCGCCTAAGGATCGTCAGTTGGCCGACTGAACAGATCCTAGAAGAAGTTAAAAACTTAGAAGGCCAAAGCAAACAGTTTAGGTCTGAGATTTTTAAACTGATGTGGTACATGCGCGGTAGCATGACCATGGACGAAGCATTCCAACTTAGTTACGAAGATAGGAATTTAATTTCTGATCTTATCAAAGAAAATTTAGAAACTACAAAGAAAACACAACAGCCTTTTTTCTAAGCCGTTACACCTTTTGCATCAAGTGGTTCTGTGCCTTTAACTCCGGCTTGTGCCGCTTTTTGAGCACCTGCTGTTCCTGGCTCAACACCTTTAGATGCAACCTGCTGTTTAATAAGTTTTGCCATTGCTGGATCTTTCTTAGCCGCGGCAATAATTGGATCTAATTTAGGATTAGGTAAGCCTTGTGCCATTGAAGGAATAATACCAATTGGTTTATTAGTAGCAACATCTACCCATAATGCACCCATCCATTTATACTCTTTGCCATCTTTGGCTTTCATAGTATCACCTTTAGCAACTGCTTTTGATGCAGTGCCTGCTGGAGCCGCATCTGGTTCGTCTGGATAGTCTCCACCGGTTGCTTTTACTGGATCATCTGGAGTGCCTGTAGGATAACTTACTTTATCATCGCCTGCTGGTGCATCTCCGCCTGCTGGTGC